GCCGCTTTTTCCAGCAGTGGGTCAGCAAACTTAACCCCCCGTTCAAATCCGTGGATGAAGGCAGCTTGCTCAGGCATCCGAGCATTCCAGAACCCGCGGCGAGCTTGGGAATTGTGATACTGTGCGGAATCTCTTTGCATTGATTCAGCAATGTTCTTTCCTACGACAGCTGCACCTTGTTTAGCCGCCGGTCCGAGTGCTTCGGGTACAATGTTACGAATGAAATGCTCAGCGCTCTGAGTCACTTCCCTCTCGATTGTAGGGTACACTGGGGCTTTCTTTAAAAGTGTATGCCCCATTTCAAAGGCCTTCTTAATCTGTTCCCGCGTGACAGGAATACCCGAATGCATGTAGACCGTAGGATCGGTCGGCGGTTGCCAGCCTTTTGCTTTAGCTTTCGCTGCTTCAATCTGCGCAGGTGTCATTGAAGGGTCATGACTCATTACTACCCATTCATTAGGGTCTTTGCCAATTCCCTTTTTAAGAATTACCTGCCCCTTCGCCGGCACAGGGTCTCGAGATTCTAGCCCAACAAGAGGAACCATTTCACCAGTAGGCTTCACCGCCACGGTATAGCGACCAAGAGCTTTATCCTGAGCAATCGCGTTCATAGCTTCAAGAGAAGCAGGTGTTTGCCCGGAAGCGTTATTCGCTACAAAGGAAGCTCGGGTCGTGTTGCGAAGGTCAGCAGCAGCTCGTTGCTGCGCCGCTTCGAACTCCGCCATTGAAGCTTCACCAACTTCAATTCCTACCGGTTCTGGCGCAGCCTCCCTTGTCTTAGCCTTCGCCTGTCGAAAGACCTCTCCTAACTGAATCTCATCCATCTCCACTGGAACAGCTCGCATCTCCTTCTTGGAGAACATCTTCTTAACATCTTTCGCCTTCGGCACTAACTCATCGACCTTCTTCATCAAGGCTGCTCGAGCCTTCGGGTCATCCACATGCTGGATAGCTTCCCGAACCTGTGCGGGGTTTTCCTTTACAAGATCAGCAAAGGCATCACCAGCAGCTTTGCTCGCACCCTTAGGAGTGCCTTCTTTTGGAGCACCTGTCGCATGGCCAATAAGCCCACCAAACACAGCCCCCAGCGCACCAGAGGTAATTAACTCCTCCTTTGTCATACCATACTGAGATTCAATCTGATCATACTTACCTGCAAGGGCAAGCTTGGTAAATTCTTTATCGGCTACCAAGGCGGCTACATTTGCCCCGGCACCAGTCACAGCGCCCTTCACCAATCCCCTACCGAAGGGAACTATCGTAGCTGCTGCTGCCGTCGCAAAGGAGTATGCCCCGGCTAATGCTGCTTGGGGTCTGGTAACTCCTTGCTCCTCAAGTTCTTGGAATCTCTCCGCCCCTGCTTTCGCCGGACCCACTCCCGTCGCATATTCAGCGACCGCACCAGGAATTGCTCCGATCTGGCCGGCGAGACTTCTTGGCTGGTCACGTTGAGCTGCCGCTCGTTGTTCTTCTGTCCAACCAGCGACTTTCTTCGTTACTTCCGGCGTCATTAAGCCTGTCCCACCGGTAGCTTCTCGCGTAGCTTCACTTAACCCAACTGCCATTTCACCAGCGAACGCACCAAGCCGTTCAGAGGAAGCTTTAGCTCCTTTGTAAAGGTCTTCCGCTACACCTCCCTTCGCCCCAATGGACTCCCACTTCCCTCCGATAAGGGCCATCTTCTCCCCTGTCTTAGGATTTGTAGCAGTTTGCACCGGCGTCCAATCTGATCCTTCGAGAGCCAGCGTTTCCCCTGTCTGCGGATTAGTAGCAGTTTGCACCATTTAGCGACCCTCGTCTAAGACAAAACCTTCAGGAAGTGCCGGAACTTCTCCCGCCTTTTTCTTTCTTACAGGTGCTTTCATATAATCATCAAATGCACCTTCCTGTTGCTTCTCTGCATAGGCCTGGGCCATCGCCTCAGTCGCGCGTAACCCTGGATGGGAAGCCATAATGTCAGTCGCCCGTTCTGCAACTTCCCGCCCGACGATTCGAGATTCTTCTGGTGTAATATCCAAATAGTCTCTCACAATCATATCAGTAGCAGACTTCAACTGAGCCTGTGTCGGTGCGCGGGAAGATCCACCAGCTTTTCCTACATGAGCTGCTCGGGCCTCCGCTGCCTTTGTCTGTGCCTTAACCAAGTCCCGGCGAGTCTCCTTCTCCGTGATAGTTCGTTCTTCTTCATAAGCTGTATGTGCCCGAGCTTGCTTTGTCTGGGCCTCTACTAAAGGAATACGAGACTGGCTGAGTTGAGCCGCTGCGACGTTCTTGCTTGTTCTCAAAGCCTCTTCAACTATTCTTTTGCTTTCAGGGCTATAAGGAATCCCTGCGAGTGGGCTATCCTTCCCAGTCATCATTTTATATGCAGCGATTCCCCTATCCCAGGATTCTGCGTCATTTGCCCCTGCAACAAGTCGTTCAGCCTCTTCAACCTCTTGCATACGAGTCTTCCACTTCTCCTGCGCAGTCTGTGCTTCACTATGACGTATTTGAGCGGCCTTACCAAACATATCTATTGCTTGGTTAAATGAACCGGCCTGTGCGGCAAGCCTCGCTAATTTAACCACTTGATTCGAAGCAAGCGGTACTGCAGGATCATCAGGACTACCCTCAGCCGTTTCTTCCGCAAGAAGCTTAGCCATACGCTGTTGTGCATCCAGGTCTTGCTTTCCCCTCTGGATAGCAAGCTGTTGGAGTGCATGACGGTCAATTCCTTCTTGAGCGGCTTCAATCCCTGCTGGCATTCCAAACATTTCAGGCATGTGCGTATCCTCTATCCAGTGTAAGCTTTGTAGGCATGCTCAAGACCATAGCCAATGGAGGCAAGAGATTCACTCTGTAATCTCGTAGCTTCCTGTTGCCCTCTTAATGCTGTCGGTGCGCGACCTACGCCAGCTAACTCGGCAAGTCTTTGTTCTTCACTCCGCAGGTAATCCCCCGCAAACATTTCAGAGAATTGCTGAAGTTCCTCTTTCTCCGAACCACTACCAAGTTTACCTTGAGCACCGGCTCTACGCTGAAGCGTTTCTTCTCCCTGCTGAAGCGCAAACTTATATCCAGGTGTCTCTTTAATCTTCGAGGGATCGGCTGATAAGGCCGCAAGCTGCGCTGCATATCCCGCTCGATAGGGTCGCATTGCATCATCCCGGGCAGCTGCTCGTTTAGCTGCTCCTGCCGCTTTCTCCCCCGCTACGGCGGAGTAGAGTCCTGCAATACCTTTAAGTAACAATCCGTAATCCATAACCTCTCCTTACGCAGTAGCGCCTTGATAAAGGTTAGTTGCGCCATATCCCAAGGAGGCGAGAGCTTGGTTGATAGCATTCATATAAGCGGATTGGCCGGCAAAAGCTGTTGGTGCTGTTCCACCGCCCGCAAGGGTAGATAGTCGTTGCTCTTCTGCACCTAGAACCCGGGCAGAATAAGCTTGACCAAGCCCTTGCATAGCTATTTTTTCAGCTCCACTTCCAAGTTGACCGGACGCAGCAAGCTGTCTTTGTAAGGCTTGTTCTCCATATTCAAGTCCCTCTTCATACCCTGGCGTCTTGGTAATTGAAGATGGATCAGCCGCTAATGCAGAAAGTTGCTCAGCATACTGGGCTCGGTAAGCTGCCATAGGGTCATCAGCCGCAGCTGCACGTTTAGCTGCAGCTGCTTGTTGTTGTCCAGCAACACCTGAGTAAATACCCTCGGCTGCGGTAAGTCCTTCTAATGCTTGTCCCGCAGAAACACCTGTCCCCAAAATGCCGCCCGCTTCTGCAGCTCCCGCAGCAGTCCCTGCAGCAGCTCCGCCCCCCAACGCACCAGCCTCATCACCACCTACACCAGCACCACCAGCTGCTAATTCTGCTATATCCGCACCACTTGCAGCAGCTGCGCCACCTGTATAGGCTTCCATCCCACCAGCAGCAACCTCACCCGCCCCAACCCCAGCGCCCGCTTCACCCGCACCAACCCCTGCCCCAGCTTCACCAGCACCCACGGCTCCAGAAGCATATCCAGCTGTTAATGCTACTGCCGCTGCTTTAACGCCAAGCTGCCCGCGACGCGTACCCTTCTTACTCTGTATCCTATGTTGCTCTTCCGCAGCGGCCCTAACATTAGGATCGTCAGACTTTAGATTACGACGAATCTGTGCATATTGTTTTTCTTTTCTACCTGAGTAATCGAATGATGCTATATGCTGCTCATTGAGATTACCCACGGCTTTATGCCACGACCGCCAATCTCCATGCGCTTGCTGTTTAATTAAGTTGCCCGACATTCGAACAATATTAGTCGTCATGCCCGCTGGATTGAGCGGACTGACCATAGCCTTCCCAAAAAGGGTTCTATGCCCAGCTTTACCAACCGCTCTTTTAACAGCTTTACTAAGCCAGCTCATAAGAACTCCTCTAAGCTATTTGATACACAATAGTTCCAAGTAAGGCTGGAGTACCCCCACTAGGCATGTCAGATGCAAGGACAGTAGTAGCAGCATTTCCAGATCCACTGGCAACTAACAATAAAAGACTTGCCCCAGAAGTAATTCTCCAATTTAAGTCAGTATAGCCAGCTTTGGTAATCCCTCCCCACTGACTCCCACCAAACATAAGAATATTGGCCGGGGAAGCTGACGCATTTGGTAATCCTGTTATATTTAATGCACCACTTGCTGTAGTATAAGTAAACGCCGAAGTAGCGATTTGGAAACTTGCAACAAGAATTTTACCTATTTTAAGCCAAGAACCTGTCTGCACACTATAGGTAACGCTAAGATTCCCCGGCGTAGCAAAAGTTAATACTGGTGTCCAATTACCCGTTGAAACAGGATCAGACCATTTAATACCAATTGCTTGAGCACTATCGGCAGTGAGGATTTGTCCATCAGTTCCAACAGATAAGTTTGCTGGAGTACTCGCGGCACTTGCCCCAAGAATTGATCCCTTTGCGCTGAAAAGAGATTTCAATACATAAGCAACAAGATCAGTATCAAGTGCATATTGTGTATGTGGGTCAGCTGCCGCTAAATGAGGTGCAATATCAATCGTAGGGTCACCAGCAACACCATCCCCATTTGCCACACTAACTTGAGAAGCAGTCCCAGTAATAACACGGGCAGCGTAGGTACTCGCAGCAATTCTCGCCACTATACCACTGACCGTAACCAAGTCAATCGCACCACCACCACCATTCGCAGTGATAAACGCAGCCACGTCGATAAACCATTTCAGCCAGACTGGGTTAAAGCTGTCTTCCCCTGTAAGAGGGTCAGTCACAGTTACAGGTGCCCAAGTTGGTGCTGGTTGAAAGGTAGACATTACAGCGTTCCCTCATCAAGTTGCAACTCTATCGCACGAATGCGGAAAGAGGTATTACTTTGATGGCGAAGGTTATAAGCTCTCCGCACGAAGGTACCGCAGTTAGTAAGGCAAGGGCGCTTAAGTCCTAAGTTTACCCTGCGGAAGTTTGACCATGTTCCATAATCGTCATCTGAGTTACGAATCAAAAGTTCACTTCCTACTTGCTTATCTGCGAGTACTTCAAGCATGGAAGCTGTCTTACGCCGACGAGATGGTCCCTCAAAATTAGGGGTGACAATATCTACTGTAATGATAGCACCATCATCATTATAGTAACCTAAATCAGCATAATACAACTTTCCGTTCGTTGCATGCTGGAATATATGTTTCAATCCAGGGGCAGCAACTTGTGAAATTGCTTTAAAGTAATTCCCATCTACATCAACCCACTGATGCCAAAGGTTCTCTGAAATATCGTACACTAAAGTTAAGTTACTATTCGGGAAGGTCAATCCATAGAACTTATATCCCATATCCCGGAGATACCAAGAATACACGTTGGAGTAATCTACATTATCAAGAAGTCTCTCAACGGCTTTGGTAGAGACTGCTTTAGCAGCAAGATTCTCCATCGCCATGACTTGCAGTTCAGATGACCGATTGATTGCTACCCAATAGAGTACTCCATCAGCATCTTGTATGCTATCCGCATTAGCGCAGCCCCACATGATCATTGCATTCTGGGCGGCTCCAAGAGGGGAGCCCGTAGGATTCGCTTGGTCATAGAACACTTCAGTGTTCCACTGCTTAAACGCAATAACGTAGATAAGTTGCTTTGCTAGTGCCACGCCATTGCCAGTATCTGAGTTTGCAACAATTGTATTAAGCGCCGTCCAGGTCTGTGGATCGTTTATTCCTGATCCATAGATTTTAGCGTTGGCATCCATAACGTAGGTAGTGCCATCAAGATACGCCCACCCTTTTACGAACGACGCAGGAAAATCTATGTCTGTGATTTGGACAATTCCACTGGCAGTATTGTAGGTATAAGCCTTTACTCCATTGCCAAATATAAGTTTCGGCGTCGCTCCTTGGCATTGACTAAAGGCATACTTTCCATTAGTCCCATCAATCACACCGGCAAGAGCAACTCCATTCTTATACAGTGTCGTCCCGAAGGCAGAGTAAATATCTCCTAGCCAGTTATACGTCCCCCCGCCATCTCCAGAGAGAGTTTGATAGGTCAGCAACCCAGGCCGCTTATAAATCTGATATTCCCCTGCATCATCCTTTTGTGCGTAGCAATTAACCAACTTCGCATCTTTCGCAGTCGAGGAATCTCGGTTCGAAGGAACCGCTACGAGTGGCAAACGAATAGGATTTTCAGCTGGCATTAGCGAAAGCTCCCGCCACCCATACGAGAGTCGGGTTGGAAGACTGTTGAAGCATCTTCCACGTCCCAATCTTCAAGGGCGGTTATATACACCGCTGCTTTCTCTTTGCAACGAGCCATAATAATTGCTGGTTGCCCCGTACAGATATCATCTGCTAGTCCCCAACGAAGAGCAAGAAACCACTCCGGCGGGAAATTCATGTTGTCAGTAATGCCTGTAAAGTTAGTTATCTGCTGTTGCAGAATCACATGAGCAGTACCGAGAGCCGCTGTCGCGTCCGGCACGAGCCAGAAGGAGACAGAAAGCTGAGATTGAAGCTTGTTAACAAAGTACGAGTTCAACGCACCTTGTTGGGTGACTTGGGATAACCTTGTGTATTCATCCCAGGATAGAGGTGTCAATGGAGTTTTATTTCCACTGCTATCAAGAAAGTACGCTGAGATAACCCTCATCGGCTTTGTCATCGAAACACTTCCACCAGGAAGGAAAGTGTACGCGGCTTGACCAGCAACCAAGGTCACCGACTGATCAAGCCACGTCCACAGTTTGATCCCACGAGTTTGGAGAAAGTTCATC